TGAAAATGTACCTCCAAGATCAAGAGTTTCAACAAAGTCATAAGTTCCAGTAGAATTTGTACTTGGGTCTGTTAGTTTTAACCCGCCAAGAGTTGAGTCATAGACAACATTTGTCTTTGATCCGTCATACGGTGTTGAATCAGTATCTTCTCTGTCAGTTTTTACAACAATAGAATCAAGAATATCAACAAGAGAAAGATTTATACTGGCTGGTTGAGCACTAAATCTTCCACCATCATCTTGAAATTTAATTAAATATGTTCCAGGTAAGGCAGGGCATATCGCTTCTGTAGCATTACCAGCAACAGCTTCGATAACATCTTGGGCTGCTTGAAATGAAGCAGATCCTCCAATTAAATTACTATGTCTGACATATACTCGACCTCCATGCAAAACATCAATAGCAGTAGATTGATTAAATCTTAATCTTACAAATTGTTCATTAATTGGTTCGATAGTTAATCCAGTGGGATCTTCTGGCAAGCCCGTCTTACCTTTTGCAGTAAATGTTGTTTCTGCTGGATTGGTAGACAGTTCTAATGCAGCATTATATGAAAATACTTGTATTGTGTATTTTGCTTTGACAGTATCTAGTAATTCAAAGTCACTACTGAATACAACTTGCCCTACATAATTTCCATTTTCAATCTTGTAATTAACAAGATATTGAGTAACACCCTGTACTGGCTGCCAATCAATAATTAATTTACTTCTAGCAATACTATTGATAACAACTGTTTGTTCTGAAACACTTAAACCACTTGGAGCAGGTGCACGTTGACTTAGTAAAGATACAACTCTTGCAGGTAAAGCAGTGCCATTTTCAATAAAATTATATTTTCCTGGAACATAAGATAAGCCTGTAATCACATAATTAACTTCATTCTGTTCTTCTACTGAAATTACCCTGTACAAAAAATTTTCTAAAGTTGAGCTAGATATTACATAGGGTGCGTTTACATTTGGTGCTGATGATAAAGCTGAATTTAAAGTTAAAACTCCCGATGAATTAGCTGTAATAGTTTTTGATTCAACAGTTCCGTCTGAAAGAATAACTGAAATAGTAGGAGAATTGGCTAGACCTGGGCCTGAATCAATGTTTCCGTTAGTATCCGTGGTAGTTAAGGTCGTAGAGCTTACCGCATCAATCGTAATAGTTGTAGTAGTAGCAGCCACAACACGACCTCCTCTTCTAGCACCTGCTCTTACTGGATCGTTAACTTCGATAATAGAGCCAGGTCTGACAATAACTCCAGAATCTATTGAAGTTGTAAAAGTACAAGTTTCGCTTTCATGTTGTTCAGCAAAAAGCACTGCACGGCCTAATCTGGCAGCTTGATTACGAGAAGTGCAAGCGTATGCTTTTATCTTTTTTACTATCGTTCCAAATTTAGCTATCGCTGCTGTATCCTCTACTACTTCAAAATCTATTTCTCTAGATTCCATATTGAAATAACTGACAGATACAACAGTGTGTCTAGTTTTTAAGCTGCTACCAGAATAAGAAAAACCTGCTTCTCCTACATTTGCTAAGTTAAACAAATAACTGGGTGACGCTTCTTTGTCTTGAGCTAAAGTAATTCCTCCAGCAGACCATATTGGCATACATCTCATAGCACCAGCTATGTCATTTATTGCTGCAAAAGCCTCTTTAGGAGCTTGAATATTCACATTACAGCTAAATCTAGCTTCTTTAGTTCCTGCTCCTGTTCCGTCATCTACTTCTTCATTTGCGTATTTACTTGCAGCAACAAAACTAAATAAATCTATGTTGCTATCAGTAATATGACTTCCTAATCCATAACGAGTATTTGTAAGTAAATCGAGCAAACACATTGCAGGGCAGTTGGTATAAACAGCAGCACCCATCACACCATTAAATACATAACCAGTTGGATATTCTATTCTTCCAGTTTCAATATCAACAGTAGGTGTACCAGAACTGTTAGCACCTGCTCCTGGAATCCTTACTTTAATTCCTCTAAGACGAAATTTTCTTGAGGGAATACGACTAAAGTCTTTACTATCAAAACGAAGACCAACATAAGCACTATCTGGGTAAGTCGAATTATTGTCTATAACTTCTTGAAAACTTGTAAATTGAAAAGCATTTACTGTTTCCGAAGTTGTGCTGTCTGGTGTGATACGAACAACTCTTATGTCTACAGTTGTAAAACCTGGTGTTAATTCTATTCTATGATCTCTTGCATAGGCATCAGCAGTTCTACCACTAACTTGTGTTTCGACTTTAGTTACATACCCTCCAGAATCATGTTGTATTTGAATTGCGTACTTGACAGTATCTCCAAAAATATCACCTTCATCTGTTAATACTTGTATTGAAGGCCAAGTCAAAGTAACAATTACTGCATCTACATCTGTGTTTGTAATCTGCCTAGTTACTGCACCATCTATGCCCACAGTCTGAGCAGTCCATGTAACTCCACCATCAGTAATCGTCTGCCCAACAGTAGCAGTTAAAAAAGCAGTAGGTTCAGTCGTGCCAGCTTGCCCTGCGGTTGTACACTTAAAAACAATTACTTCACTAGCTGCATCATTGCCAGACTTCACTATTTGATTAACTGTATAATTTGTACCGCTTAATGTAATACTGCCGTCTGTGTTTTCTGTGCTAACGGCTGTCCAAGTAGTAGCTAAATCATCATTTTCTACCTCAACTTGAACAGCAGTAGGAGTTCTACTTTCAGCAGGGATACCACTCATTGCTGTTTGGTTTGACGTTCCAAATTTAGATCTAAAAATTATTTCTTTAAAATTTCTTTTGTCATCACTAGGGTTAGTGCTCACAGCATCGGACTGAAGTATTGGAGTGTCATTAAGAAAAACATCCTTTAAACTTGCATTTTCATAGGCTGTTGTTCCTTTGGTACGTTGTTCTTTTGAAGCAGTGGCAAACCCTTCTATTTCTCCTTCAGAAATCAAATCTTGAATAGTAGCAAATTGTCTACTATGTAGAGTATCGGGAGCACGATATGGGGGTTTCGGATCATCACCACCACCACCAGATCCCTTGATAATTTTAGAGTTCTGTGTCATACGTCTACCTGATTAGTGTCAATCGCTGCACTTATTACAACACTTCCCGTAAATATTTCACCATACACTATTGGCACGGGTGTACCAGCCCGTGATGTATTCTGCACTCCGCTAAAACTAAATGATAACTGTGGATCTTCTTCCGAACTAAAGTCTGGTGGCTTGGGCAAGGGAAACAACATTTCACTAACTCCTGTCAACATAAGACCAATACCTATATTTCCAAGCGTTGCAGCTAAACTAAATCCTCCACCAGCAGCACCAAATCCTAAACCTCCTGCTCCAAAGACTGCTCCTGGTGCTGCTATAGCAATACCTATAAGAACTGCTCCTACTAAAAACTTTCCAAGACCTCTTCCAGCACCACTAATTACAGGAATAAAATGTATGTCCTGTCCACCTACAGGATGATGTATTTCTTTTTCGTCTATGTCATAATCACCAACTTTTACTTGATACTTTTTTGGACTCATGTATGCTTCTATCTCAGGAAAATTGTGAATCAAAAAACTTACAGCTTTACCTACTGTTTCAGCTTTTACCTCAAACTCTTTATGTCCAACAAATTTTGCTAACTCACCATAAAGTTTTATTTTACGAAGCATAACGTAACCTCTTTCCTGTGCATTTTAGCAACCACTCAGAGTATGGTTCTCTACAAGATAGTCTATCGGTTAAATGGTGAATTACATCACCATCAAAAAATAATGCTACATGATTTAATCCAGGATTTAAAATACTCATAAAGAGCAAATCACCATTTATTAAAGGTTCTTCTGGCCGTAATTCTCTAAAGCCTGTTCGCCATGCACATCTTTCAAACATAGGATTTTCTAAAAAATCTTGAGGAGTGGGAGGTCGCTCCCAATCTCTTAATTCTATATTTTTATTTTCTTTATACCAATCTCTAACTAAAGACCAACAGTCTGTAACACCCCAAACCCATTGACGGCCTAAAATTGGTGGTTTGTATCCACAAGGTTCTAAGTATGCCCACTGTTCTGTTTTTGGATTAACTATATGCCACGGTAAATTGCTATCTTCACAACCAATTTTATCTGCTTGACTAGGGTTAGGTGGAGTGATGGGGTGACTATGAACTACACCTACTATCTCTCCTGTATTATCTGCTTTTACATAATCTTCTGGGTCGATAATAAAACATTGATGCTCTGTCATCGAAAGATTACGACAGGGATAATATCTTTCCTTACCTTTAATGTTTAATAAAAGTCCACAAGACTCTTTAGGGTCTTCTCGTTGTGCGTGAAGTAGTGCTTTATATTTCCAAGTCATCCTACAAACGTACCAACGGCAGGAAATAAAGATCGGGTGCATTGACGACCTGGAATACGAACTCCTGCGAGATCTGTAGGAGCAGCAAGTTCAAACTCAACAATTTCCCTGGTTTCAGTTGCTTTGCGGTCTATAGAGTAAATTTCCTGTGCAAACTCAGCATTAGGATCAGCATTTGCATTTTGCCCGTTAGCAAAGTTAACAGCATCAATAAACTTAGCCAGTGTTCTTATTCTTGTTAATACTGCTCCCGTAAGGTCATTACCTGGTGTGGTTTCGTTTACTGATAAAAGAATTGCTGAAAAACTTAAACCAGTTACAGAACTGCCTTGATTACCTCCATTACTGATAACAAGTTTTGGCCGTGGTAATTGCCCCTTTTGGAAAGCAAATCCTGATGCCTGTACAGGAAATCTAAAATATTCATCGCCTTTCCATACTATTTTTCCATTAGCATTTAAATTACTTCCACCATGAAATCTGTATTCAGTGTTTGAACCATGCAATGAAGTAGATAATTGCAGTTTAAACAACTCAATTATTGCTGATGGATTTATTGACTGTAAATCACTAAATACTGCTGCTGATACTGACATTATGATGTTGGTTCAAATACTTGTCTGAATGTGACTTGGATTGTAGCTCTATTGTTGTATGGTATCGACTTGCTCCATGACTCGCAAACAAATTCAGATGAAGTTGCTTCTCCAGGGGGAGTAAAGGTAAAGCTATCACTATCATTGGCACGAGCATCAAGAAAAGTTTCTATTGTATCTGCTTCTACCTCTGAAACTTCAAAAGTAAAACTAAATTCTTTTGGGTTTTGATGTTGTGCAAGGCCAAAAAGAAGGCGGTGTTCATAACCATCAGCAAAACGAATGGTTCTAGTATTCGGGCTAGACCGTTTACGCTGTCCGTATTTCGGCTTTATGTCTGGAAAAGTAGCCATTATGCAAGTATTCCTCCAGGTCGTTTTTGCTGTATTATTTCAGATTGTACCGCAGCCGAGATAAGACGACCAAGTTCTCTTCCCTGTTCCTCATCTCCCTCAACAGCAGATCCCGAAGCATCTACATTCACAATTACAGTAGTTGAACCACCGAGAGCACTATTTGGTGTAATCATTCCAGATACACCTGGGGTAAACATTTCTGGTCCACGTTCTCCAACAAGATAACCACTTCCTCCTTTTACTGGACCTCCTGCTGCCCTAGCTCCCCTAAATGCAGGATTTGAAGGCATAAAACCTACTTTTCCTATATTTGTACCTGAAGAAGTTGTTAATGATTTTCCTCCCATTGTGCTAAAACCAGTGCTAAAACCACCAAACATACCACCAAACATACTAAGTAAACCTTGTTGAAGTTGGTTTGCAGCCATTTTTGCAGCAGTATTTATAAAATGATTAGCAATAGAATTAAGCATATTTCTAAAAGCATCTTGAACACTCATAGTTCCATTTATTATTCCTCTAAATGATTCCTCAAAAGAACTAGCTATTGTTTGGGATAGTGCTACAATTTGAGATCCGCGATCTGTTAAAACTGCCATTTGCTGATCTAACTGAATTGTCTGGGCTTTTATTGGGTCGGCAAGAGTTAAAGCGTTGTCGTAAATCTGTCTTTGTAAATCTACTTCTGCTGTTAACTTTTCAATTTTAAAATCAAGAGTATCATTTGTTTCTTTTGCTGCTTCTTTCTTCAATATTTCTAGTTCTGCTATTTTTGAGTCAAGTTTGTTTTTCTCCTTCGTTGCTCCTAGCATCTTTGCATTTACTGTGAATCTTTGCTGTTCTATTTCTAACGCTTGTCTTAAAGGCAATATTTCACGAGCAGTCCTAACTGCATTAGCCATAGCGTCAACACTCTGTAAGTTTGAAGGCAAATCACTGCCTGTTCCAGATCCTCTGCTTTTCTCTAATCTTAATTTCTTTTGAGGTAGAGATTCTTTAAATGGACTAAGTGCTCCACCTGGATTTAAAAATCCGAACCCTCTGCCCATAAAGAACTTTGCTATTCCTTCTAGAGGAAGTTTATTAAGCAAGGTAATTGCTGGACCAAGAACATCCGACACTATAAAACTAATTTTGAGTCCTAAGTCGGCCATTCCTTTATTAAACTCTTCTAATTCTTTTGTTGCTGCTTTTACTTCTTCGGGGGTCTTACCTGTTCTTTCTGCAAATTCTTCAATAAGAATCGAAGCAGCAGTGGATGTCATTCCTAATTTTTCTAATTTTGCGATTAGATCTCCCGTTGGAGTATTAGATAAAGATAGCTTTTCGGTTAAAAGTCCT